CCGCCTGCCAATCCCCTGAAGACCTACGGTCAAATGCAACCGGGTGATCGCAAGGGTAAGTAATGTCGGAAGCCGGAAGGCCCCGTCTTTATCCTGATGCTGAGGCGTTCGCTGAAAAGGTGAGCGCCTATTTTGCCGTCTGCGAGACAGAAGAAAAGCGTCCGACCCTTTCCGGTCTTAGCTACTATCTAGGCTTTGAAGACCGAGAGACATTCAGCAACTACGCCGGTTACGGTGACGGATATTCCCGCACAGTTAAAAGGGCGAAGCTCCTCATTGCCGATTGGCTGGAGCAAAGGCTGACAGACAAGAACACCTTCACGCCGGGAATCATCTTCGACCTGAAGAACAATCACGGCTGGAAGGATAGGAGCGAAAGCGAGGTCACCGTTCTCGGGCATGAAGACGCCCTGAAGGCCTTGCTTGACTGAGGAAGAACGCCAGCTTCGGCTAAGGCTGCGGGACGACTTTCCCCACTACGCGGCCAAATGCCTGAAGATCAGGACGAAGAGCGGCGCTGTCGTTCCGTTCCAGATGAACCAGGCGCAGGTTTATGTTCACCAGAAGCTGGAGGAGCAGAAGGCCAAAACCGGCAAGGTTCGCGCTCTGATCCTGAAGGCAAGGCAGCAAGGCTTTTCGACGTATATCGGAGGCCGCTTCTATCATCAGGTAACGCATCGGGTCGGCTGTCAGGTGTTCATCCTGACGCATGAGGATGACGCCACGTCGAACCTGTTTCAGATGGTGGAGCGGTATCACGAGCATAACAATCCGCTCGTCAAGCCCGCGACGTCTGCCGACAATGCGAAGGAGCTAAGGTTCCACAAGCTGGATTCCGGCTATTCAGTCGGCACGGCTGGCTCCAAGGCGCGAGGAAGATCGAAGACCGTTCAGCTATTCCACGGGTCTGAGGTCGCGTTCTGGCCTAACGCATCGACGCACTTTGCCGGTGTGGTTCAGGCCATCCCCGATTTGCCCGGCACTGAGGTTATTCTGGAAAGCACGGCGAACGGCATCGGCGGCGAGTTCCATGAGCGTTGGCAACAGGCTGAGGCGGGGATCGGGGACTATCAGGCGATCTTCGTCCCGTGGTTCTGGACGATAGAGTATCGCAGGCCGGTCCCCGAAGGCTTCCATCTGAATGAGGAAGAGGCCGAATATGCCGAGATGCACAATCTGGACCTTGAACAGATGGTCTGGCGTCGTGCGAAGATTGCCGAGCTAAAGGACGCCTCGCTGTTCAAGCAGGAATACCCTGCGACGGCGCAAGAGGCGTTCCAGATGACGGGTCACGACTCGTTCATCAACACGGCTTCAGTCCTAGCGGCGAGGAAGTCAGAGATCGAGCCTGCCGGGCCGCTTGTGATTGGTGTTGATCCGGCGCGATACGGAGACGACAGCTTTGCGATTGCATGGCGTCGGGGTCGAAAGGTTCTGAAGGTCGAGCGGCGCCACAAGCTAGACGTTGTGCAGGGTGCGAACTGGGTCCGGTCGGTCATAGAAAAGGACGAGCCGGTCAAGGCGTTCATTGATGTCGGTGGGCTTGGCGCTGGTGTTTATGACATTGTGCGAGACTTTGGCGGCGTCTTCGCCAAGGCTGTCGAGGCTGTAAACTTTGGCGGCTCTCCGACTGATCCGCCTGAGATTGCTAAAGACGGGACCACGATACCTGGGCCAAAGAACAGGCGAGCCGAGATGTGGGCGCGCTCCAAGGCTTGGCTAGAGGAAGAGGGCGGCGCTGACATTCCAGACGATGACGCGCTTCATGCGGATGCTTGTGCGCCCGGTTACCGCCACGATATGCAGCAGCGGTTACTTATCGAGGAAAAAGATGCTATCAGACGAAGGGGCTTTCGTTCGCCCGATGGCTGGGATGCTGTGGCGCTAACATTTGCTGCGCCAGTAAAGGACGCGAAGGATGATGAAGGAAGACGATATGGAAAGCGTAAGCCCGTCAAGCGCAGTGCCTGGGCCGCGTAGCGTCAACGATCTTATTGCCATCGGCTGGTGGCATGGCTTGGTTCTGCCCGCCCTCATGAAGAATCTGAGCGAGATTGCAAATGACCGAACCTAAGCGCCGTGGCCGCCCGCCGAAGATCAAGGTGGATTCGCCCATTCGCCCCGTGTCGGACGAGCATGTCCACGTCTCGGCGGATTATGAGGACGATCCGGTCATCATCCCGAATGATCCGCCGCTTGTCATCAAAGTGGAGGACGTAGAGGCCGAGATTGCGTCTGCTTTTGAGGACAAGGCGACGGCTGAAGAGTTTCGTCCCGTTCCCGCCCTAACCGAAGTCCAGAAAGAAGCATGGCTTGCTGACCTTGTGTCGGCTTACCAGTCACAGGACGAGATCAAGCGCTCTGATCCGTTTGGTCGCCTCTGGACCCTGCGCTATGAGATCGTGAAGGGTCATACGCATATGCTGGTTCATGCCAAGCGGGGAATCGTGGAGGCCAGCCGCCTGATCCTTACGTCGCAGTTCACCAAGGAACGCGCCATTGAGGCGATTGAAGCCGTGGATCGGGAGGCGGTTTGATGGGTTCGATGTCCGCTGAAAACTTTCGCAAAGCGCAATACATCGCGGCTGCGGTTGAGCGCGCGCTAAGAGACATTGGTTTGAGCGCCATGTGTGTAGAGCTTGACGCGGGCCACTCCATTGGGGTGCGTATTGATCTTGCCGGGTCTAATGGACCTCACCGCGCTGGTCGTTTCCCTCTGCCTAGCGCCGTTGACAGCGACGGCGTTTCTACCGTTCTGCCCGGCTGGGAGCCTGCCTAATGGCTATCTTGGTGTGCTTTTCGCCGTCGCAAGAGTTTGCCTCTCTTGTGGACGGCTTGCGCCGATGCAATCGCCTTGAAACGCCTTGGGGCGACAGAAATCAAGTCACGTGGTCCATTGACGAGACAAAGACCCCCCTAAACGAAATCCGGGACTACCTTTTCGACGAGGGCCTGACCGATGTTTTTTCGTGGGTTGATGCCGACGAAACGATTATTGTGACGCCGGAGCAAGACGCATAATGGACACCAAGCCTGACGGCCCTCGCTTCGATACGCCCGATGATGAGCTTCTGTCCAAGACAGATCATTGGGACAAGCTGCTAGACGGACATTGGTCAACGTGGCGGACGGAAGCCCGCGTCTGCTATGATTTCGTGGCCGGTCGTCAGTGGTCGGTGGATGAGAAAGCGCAATTTGAGGAAGACGGACGCATCATGGCGACCGTCAACCGCATCGAGACCACGATTGACGCGGTGACCGGCGCGGAGATCATGGGCAGGCAGGAAGTCACCTATCTGCCTCGCACGGTGGATGATACCGGAGCGACCGATGTTCTATCCCAGGGCGCGCAGTATGTCCGTCAATCCTGCGATGCGGAGGACGAGGAAAGCGACGCATTCCGCGATTGCCTGATCTGCGGAGTCGGCTGGACGGAATCGAGGCCGGACTATTCCGAAGAACTGGACGGCAAGATCGTCATTGACCGCGTTGACCCAATGGAAATGACGGTTGACCCGTCGTCTCGCAAGTCAAACTTCGCCGATGCACGTTATCTGCGCCGCGAGATCAAGATGAGCCGGGAGGAGGCGGAACACGCCTTCCCGAACATTGAGGACTTCGACGGCGTGGATGGTGCCGATGCTCGCCAACCGACCATCGTTGACCCGCAAGTTCGATACAAGAACGGCGAGGTTGAGGAGGCGGAAGACGAGGTTATCGTCAGGGAATATCAATGGTTCGATGAGGAGCCGATCCTGCGCGCCTCCATTGAGGGTCAGACGATTGAGGTTCCGGAAGAAGCCTATGAGGAACTAATCCAGTTTGGCGTGACGGTCGTTCGTCAGAAGCGCCGCGTCTATTACCGTGCCTTCAAGGCTGGCGGGCGCATGTATGACGTTGAAAAGCTGGAATGCGAGGACTTCACCTACAAGGCTATCACCGGCAAGCGGGATAGGAACAAGAATACCTGGTATGGTCTGGTCCGTCCGATGATGGACCCGCAACGCTTCGCCAATACGGCCTATTCAGCGGCTATCAACCACTATCGCGATACGTCCAAGGGCGGCATCATGATGGAAAAGGGCGCGGTTGAGGACGTGCGCGACTTCGAGGATTCATGGGCGCAGGCCGACAAGCTCACATGGGTTGAGGACGGGACGCTTTCTGGTCCGAACGGCCCTCGCTTCACCGCCAAGCCAACGAGCAATGTCCCGCCTGCCCTGCCGCTCATTCTGGAAACGGCAATCAATGGCATTCAGGACGCCACGGGGATCAACAAGGAAATCCTTGGCATGGCGGATCGTCAGCAAGCGGGGGTGCTGGAGCATCAACGCAAGCAGGCGGCTTACGGGATTCTGTCGTCCTTCTTCAACTCAGTCCGCCGCTATCGCAAAATGCAAGGGCGGCTCCTTCTGACGCTGATGAAGCTCTACCTTCCCGAAGGCACGCTGGTTCGTATCGTCGGGGATGACGGGGAAGCGAGATATGTCCCGATGGCCTATAATGATGACGTCATGAAATACGACGTGATCGTGGACGAAAGCCCGTCGTCTCCGAACCAGAAGGAGCGCACCTTCGCTATCCTCACTCAGTTCCAGGGGCTGCTTAAGGATGCCTCGCCTGAAATGCTGGCTGAGTTGGTTCGTTACTCGCCCTTGCCTGCCAATGTCGCGGAGAAAATCGCCGGGATGCTGGTTGCCCCGCCTGATCCGGCGCAGCAGCAGATCGCCCAACAAGCCATGCAGCTTGAGCAGGCTGGCGCGGTGGCTGAGGTTGAAAAGACCACGGCAGAGGCCCAACGCGCGCGGGCCGATGCACAGAAGACTGAAATGGAAGCCGCGCGAGACTTGACCGAGACCATGTTCAATCAGGCGGCGCAACAGGCGCTCGTCAATACCGGAGCCGTGAATGTCTGACGTGCAAATCGAGACTGCCGAAAGCGACGACGCTGCGTTTGAAGCCGAACGCGAAGCCGCCCGCATTGAGCAATCCGCGCCTATCGAGGACGAGGTTGAGCAGGTCGGGGAGCCTTCCCAATCTGATCCAGAGCGCGAACGGCTGGAGAAACTCGCCCGCGACAAGGATGGGATGGCGAGAGCGGAACGTCAGAAGCGTCGGGACGCTGAGGCCCGTGCTGCGGCTTTGGAGACCCGTCTGGCGGCGCTTGAAAGCAAGAACACGCCTTCGGATGATATCGACTTTGCGTCGCTTCCTGCCGTGGATCAAGACCCACTAGCCAATATCGAGGCAATGCGGAAGCTGGCCGAACGCATGGCCAAACAGCAGCAAGAGGGCCAGCAGCAGACGGAGCAGCAGCGCCAGTTCCAGACGCTGAATACGCAGCTCCAGTCCTATGAAGCCGATTTCCGCGCGGACAACCCGGACTATGACGCCGCCGCCGCTCACTTCCGCCAGTCTCGCCAACAGGAACTGGAGGAGATGGGTTATTCCGGTGATGAGCTTATGACCACGCTGACGAATGACCTCGTTGGCCTCGCCCTTCGCACCATGAAGGCAGGCAAAGACCCGGCAGAGGTGGTGTATAATCTTGCAAAGAAGCGGGGTTTCGGGGGCGAAACTTCCAAGGAACAGCCGAAGCCGGTTGACAACAAGCCCAATCCGCTGCAAGCTATCGAACGAGGCCAGAAAGCTGCCAAGTCGCTTTCGGCTGTCGGTTCCAAGTCGGGTGACGGGGAACTGTCGGTCGAAGCGGTGATGAAGCTGGAAGGCGCGGCCTTTGATCAGGCGAGAGAGAAGCTCAAGCGTCAAGCGATGGGCGGATCGGCTGGCTGGAGGCACTAACGCCTGATCCCCGGTAAGGATCGGACCCACGGCGGGTTTGAAGCCGTTCGGAGGCTCCCACGGGACGGGATGCGCAACAGCATTTCCCCATATCCTATGGAGAGCCCCGAATGGCCCTTACTTCCTATGGCGTTAACGCGCCCGAAACTCAAAAGCTGTGGTCGAAAACCCTCGCCCGCGAAGCTCTGAAGGCGACTCAAATCCAGTATTTCATCGGCGAAAGCGCAAGCTCGCTGGTGCAAGAAAAGACCGACTTCAAGAAGTCTGCCGGTGACCGCCTGACCATGACGCTGCGTATGCAGCTTGCAGGCGATGGTGTCCTCGGCGACGGCACCCTTGAGGGCAACGAAGAGCGTCTGACCACCTACACCGACAATCTGCTGATCGATCAGCTTCGCCACGCCGTTCGTTCGGCTGGCAAGATGACCGAGCAGCGCATTCCCTGGTCGATTCGCGAGGAAGCCAAGGATGGTCTGGTTGATTGGTGGGCTGGCCGCATGGACACCGCCTTCTTCAATCAACTGTGCGGTTACACCCCGGCGACCGATCTGCGCTTCACCGGCAATAACGCTGTTCTGGCCCCGACCAACGTCGTCCGCCCGAATGCGCGTGCCAACGATGAATCGCTGACCACCGGCGATGAGTTCACCCTGCAACTGATCGACACGGCTGTTGCCCGCGCCAAGCTGGCCACTCCGGTCCTGCGTCCGCTGAAGATCGGCGGCAAGGACAAGTACGTGATG